CTGGCGTGGGTATTGGTACCAGTTCAATAGCAAGCGGTGGTTCAAATACACAAAATGTTCAAATACACAACTCAACTGCAAATAGCACATATCTGAAATTATCAACATCAGGGACAGGAGCAACTGCTTCTGATGGAGTAGATTTGATCGTAGACAATAGTGGAAATGCTTATTTCTGGAATAGAGAAAATGCAAGCACACTTTTTGCTACTAACAATACAGAACGCATGCGCGTGACCGATACAGGAGCCGTTGGTCTGGGTGTTTCAAGCCCTGACGGCACTCTCCACGTCCACACCGCCAGCGCAGGCACTGTCTCGGCATCTTCGCAAGCAGATGACTTGGTTGTGGAAAACAATGCAGAAACAGGCATTACTATTATTTCGCCAGACGATCAATCTGCGCGAATCAGGTTCACAAGCCCATCAACCAACAACGATGTCGGTGGCGCTCATATTTTCTATCGCCAAAACATCAACAAAATGAACATCGGTACGACGGTTTCCGGTGGGACAATGACGATTTTATCGGGTGCTGCTAATGAAACTATGTTGCTGGACGCATCAGGCAACGTGGCCATTGGTTCCAGTTCCGCAACAGCACGTCTTGAAGTAACCGGAGCGTTTGCATACGCCTCTGGTGCCAACAGTTTAGCGACTTCTGTCAGCAAAGCAGCCGCAAGAATCAGAGGCTCTAGTGATGCCACCACATCTTTGTTTTTTGGTTCACTGACCAATGACGCAGAGCAATACATTCAATCTACAAACCATGATGGCAGCGCCGCTGATGACATTGCGTTAAATCCGTATGGCGGCCACTTATTTATCGGGTGCACCGCTTTGCCTTCTGGTGGAGCAGGTGGAG